CTTCATTATTGCAGAAAATGTGCGAGGAATTATTAACATCCAAGACGGCATGGTATTCGAAACAGTGTGCTCTGACTTGGAAGCTGAAGGTTTCGAAATCCAGACGTTTGTTATTCCAGCTGCAGGCGTCAACGCTCCACACAAAAGAGAAAGAGTCTGGATTGTGGGCTACTCCAAACACAATGGATCACTTGCCTCCAAGATCAAAAGAAGGAACAATAAAATTGATGACAGGACAGCGGAAGGGCAGAACACGTCCATCGAACCTGAGAGAACAAGTGGATCCAGAGACAATGAGATTGTGGAGAACTCCAGACGCGAACTGCATGAGAGGTCCAGCATCCGAGAAAAGAATGAAGATGAAATTGGAAAAGAGAATGCCAATCAGTTTGAACGATCAAGTAGCAAATCCACATCTGATGTGGCCAACACCAAGGGCGAACAAAGTGACACCAATAATTACAGACAAGAATCGGGAGAAGTTAGCGAACAGGAACAAATCGAATCTAGAAGAGGTCGTAGCTGGACATTGCGGGAGGCAAGTTGGAGCTCTGAACCCAATGTGGGTAGAGTGGCTAATGGGATACCCGGCAGGGCATACAGACTTAGAGGATTGGGAAACGCTGTCGTCCCAAAAATCCCTGAAGAAATAGGAAAGGCAATATGGAAAGTACTGAACCAAAATTAAGAATACTATCTTTAGGCGCTGGCGTGCAGAGTTCAACAATGGCTTTGATGGCTGATGCAGGGGAGTTTGGTGATAAACCTGATGCAGCTGTATTTGCAGATACAGGTTGGGAACCAAAACCTGTAATGAAACATTTAGAATATTTAAAAAATGTGATCAGTTACCCAATACACATTGTTAAGAAAGGTAATATTCAAGACGACATACTCACGGCTCTCGCACCAGGCGGAAATCAATTCGCTTCCGCACCATTTTATACTTTAAATGAACAAGGTAAAAAAGGCATGGGTCGTAGGCAATGCACAAGAGAATATAAGATTACTCCAATTGCAAAAAAAATTAGAGAATTATGTGGATTAAAACCAAGACAAAGATTTCCAAAAACAGAACATGTAGAGGTTTGGGTTGGTATATCAACTGATGAGATCATGCGTATGAAACCATCAAGATTTTGGTGGCAAAAAAATAGATGGCCTTTGATTGAAAAAAAGATGTCTAGGCAGGATTGTTTAAAATGGTATGAAGGTAAGGGTTTTAAGATACCCGTGAAATCTGCGTGCATAGGTTGTCCGTTTCACGATGATAATTTCTGGATTGATATGAGAAATAACAGGCCTGAAGAATTTGCAAATGCTGTAGAATTTGATAAAAGTATGCGTATGCATAATCCAAAAGTAAAAAATTATGTCCATAGATCATGTGTCCCCTTAGACGAGGTAAAGTTTAAGAATGATGACGGGCCAGATCTATTTAACAATGAATGTGAGGGTATGTGCGGTGTTTAGAAATGTAATCATACAAGCTCTTGAAGATAGATATAATGCTCAAATTTCTGAAGCTGAAGCAACATTAAAAATATATATGGAGAAACCTGTAGGTATAGGTGAGCATCCACAACATATTGATGAGTGCGATAAACTTATTGAAAAAATATCTAGTGCTGAAGAGAAATTAGAAACATTACAAGCTTTTAAATTATGAGTGATAAAGAAATGTTTGAGGGCGCCTTTCCTCAAGATAAACAAATTGGTGGATCTCATTATAAAGACTTTCATATTCAACCTTATGAATTCATATCCAAAAATAACCTTTCTTTTTTTCAAGGCAACGTTATTAAATATGTGTGTAGATATTTAAATAAAAATGGTATCGAAGATCTAGATAAAATAATACATTATTGTGAATTAGAGAAGCTTAAAATGAAGGATATGAATGACAAACGTAATAAGAAAAGACATAACGGTAGCAAAACATAATTTTAGGTTAGAGATATATCCACAATTAGAAGGATGTGATGACGTTACGTTTGAAATTTATCCTGCAGATTATCATGCAGCTCTTTATGCATTTAGTAATAAAGAAAAATTAAATAGATTAATTAGAGAAAAACATATATACGAACCAAAGAAATGACAGGTTTACAATTTACATTTAATTTTAAAAAACATATTTGGTCTTGTCCCTCAGAGTACAAAGATTTAAGTGCTTATGATGAAATAGCTATAGATTTAGAAACAAGAGATGATGGTATTAATAATAAACTTGGTGCAGGTTGGGCAACTGGTAATGGTTATGTAATTGGATTTGCTGTAGCAGTAGAAGGTTGGCAAGGTTATTATCCATTCAATCATTTGGGTGGAGGTAACATGATACCTGAGCAAGTAAAAAATTATATGAAAGAAGTATGTGGTTTACCTAGTAGAAAAATATTTCATAATGCACAATATGATGTTGGTTGGTTACAACAAATGGGTATACCTGTAAATGGTGAGATTGTTGATACCATGGTAGCTGCAGGTATCATAGATGAGAATAGATGGTCTTATAGTTTAAATGCATTAGCTAAAGATTATCTTGGTGAGCTAAAGTCCGAGCAAGATTTGAATGAAGCAGCTAAGGATCACGGTATTGATCCAAAGGCTGAGATGTGGAAGTTACCTGCGGAACATGTTGGTTTTTACGCTGAACAAGATGCACGACTTACGTACCTTTTATGGCAAAGGTTTAAACCAGAAATACATAATCAAAACTTAACTACAATATGGGAATTAGAAGCAAAGCTGTTACCAATATTATTAAAGATGCGTACTAAAGGTGTGCGGGTTGATGTAGAGAAGGCTCATCAACTAAAAAAAGAGTTCCAAGCTCAGGAGAAGAAGTATCTAACAAAAATAAAACAGCTAGCAGGCAAAGAAGTAGACATATGGGCAGCAAGACAAATAGGCGAAGCCTACGACAAGTTAGGGATAGATTATCCACGTACCGACAAAACTCATGAGCCATCGTTCACATCCAATTGGTTAGCTAATTCAAAACACGAAATATCAAAATTTATAGCACAGGCTAGAGAGATCAACAAGTTTCATGGTACATTCCTGGACTCAATATTAAAATACGAACACAATGGGAGAATACATGGCGAGATCAATCAGTTACGTAGTGACAGTGGTGGGACTGTTAGCGGCCGTTTGTCTATGGCTAATCCTAATCTTCAACAGTTACCAGCACGTAACAAAGATTTTGGACCGAAAATCAGAGGACTCTTCTTACCTGAAGAAGGATGTAGATGGGGAAGTTTTGACTATAGCCAACAAGAACCGCGAATGGTAGTACATTATGCAGCCTCTATAGGTGAAGGGTACGAAGGATCCAACGAGCTCGTAGAGGCGTACGCTAATTCAGAAACCGACTTTCACCAAACAGTAGCAGATCTAGCAGGAATAGAGCGTAAACAAGCCAAAACAATAGGCTTAGGATTGATGTACGGAATGGGTAAAAATAAATTAGCCAACTCACTCGGATTGTCAACAGAAGAAGCGTCAGCATTAATAGCCCGGTATAATCGTAAAGTTCCATTTGTAAAACTTTTATCTGATAGATGTATGAAAAAAGCAAGTGATGAGGGTGTCATTAGAACAAAAAAAGGTAGAAAATGTAGATTTGAGATGTGGGAACCTAGGGATTTTGGCATACACCAAGCTGAAACATTTGAAAATGCATCGTCAAAATATGGTAGACAAAACATAAAAAGAGCATTTACATATAAAGCATTAAACAGATTAATACAGGGATCCGCAGCAGATCAAACAAAACAAGCAATTATAAGTTGTTATGAGGTAGGGTTTACACCTAAAATACAAATTCATGATGAATTATGCTTTGATATAAAATCTGACGATGATATAAAAGTGATCAAGGAAACTATGGAAACATGCATGGAATTTAAAGTACCAAGTAAAGTAGACGTAGCGTTAGGAGATGACTTTGGACAAGCTTCATAAAAACCAAGTAGCAGGTGTTGGCTTAGTGGCCTGGCCACTATACATGGTCTTCAAGGAAAGGTTAACACTAAAAAAATTTGACGATTTAAAAAACAAAGTACCTTTTTATCCAAACATACTAGCCAAAGATATTCAAAAAAATGGTTTATTATGCCCAATGGTTTTGAACAACAAAAATCAAATTACAGATGGTGGTGACAGATTTGAAATTTTGAAAAAGGCTGACATCAATGGAAGTCTATTTTATGTAGCCAAAAGTAAAGAAGAAGAATTTTTTTTTAAAAAATTAAATGACTTAACTTGGGATGAACATCCTGATATGTCCAAATTAATGGAGAAGTTATGGCAAGGAAAAATGAAAAAATACACAGAGAAAGTTACTCATCTGTTCACAGAAAATGTGAAAACTGCGAATCTCAAGCAATCATAATAGAAAATAAAAAATACTATTGTG